ATCCTATGTTTGTCAGATTCTCGTCACAAGAAGATATTAACACGTACGCGCCTTCAGCAACTAATACTGCTGGCACACAAAGACTTGCAGATGGATCTAAGATTATGGGGGCAATCAGAGGTAGAGATGCAATTTACGTTTGGACAGATACAGCTTTATTTACTATGAGATTTGTTGGTCCACCATTTACATTTTCATTTCAACAAGTTGGTACTAACTGTGGATTGATTGGACAGAACGCTGCTGTTGAAGTGGATGGTACAGCTTATTGGATGTCAGAAAATGGTTTCTTTAGATATGCTGGTAGACTAGAATCATTACCATGTTTAGTTGAAGATCATGTTTACGATGATATTAATACAATTCCAAAACAACATATTAATGCAGGTTTAAATAACTTGTTTGGTGAAGTGATATGGTTTTATCCTAACTCAGGTTCAGGCACAGTTAACAGAATGGTAGCTTATAATTATTTAGACTCAACACCAGATAGACCTGTGTGGACAACAGGTACATTAGCAAGAAGCGCGTGGCAGGATTCAGCAGTATTCGGTAAACCACACGCAACAGAATATGATTCAAGTGGTACGACTGCAACAACAGATACAAATTATATTTTTGGAAATAGTGATGGCACCTCAACTTATTATGAACATGAAACAGGTTTAAATCAAGTTAAAGAAGGAGCCACTTCAGCTATTACAGCAAGTATCGAATCTGGAGATTTTGATATCGGTGCACAAGGATTAAATGGCGATGGAGAGTTTATGATGAAAATTAGAAGAGTTATACCAGATTTTTTAACACAAACAGGTGATGCAAGAATTACATTAAACTTAAGAGACTTTCCAAATGATACTGCAGCTAGTTCTACGTTAGGGCCATTTACAGTTAGTAGCGGCACACAAAAAATAGATACAAGAGCAAGAGCTAGATCGATATCATTAAAAATAGATAATACAAGCACTAGTCAGTTTTGGAAACTAGGCACATTTAGAATCGACTATCAACCAGACGGGAGAAGATAATGGCAAAAATTGTACAATCATTAACGCAGCCACCAAAAGAATACGATCAAATTTCATTTTTATCTTTAGTTAGAGATTTAAATGGTTTGATAGAAAAATTAAACACTACTTTTCAAGAAGAAAAAGGAGAAGATAATGATGCAATAGTCTTCTTTTTAGGAGGATAATGGCCAATAGTTTTGTTAATAAAAAAGTAGATTTAACCACTACAAATGTTACAACTTTATATACAGTTCCAGATGCTACGACTGCTATTGTAAAATCTATATTGGTAAGTGACGATAGTGGTAGCGGATCCACTATTACAATAACAGTAACTACACCTTTAGAGGCTGTATTTAGTGTTGCATATTTAAAAACTATATCAGCTAATACACCTACTGAAATATTAACAAATCCATTGATAGTTGAAACTGGAGAGATAGTAAAAGTTACAGCTGGCAATGCAAACAGGCTCCATGTGATCCTGTCAGCTATGGAAGTAACGCCTAGAACCGTTACAACATAGACTTGATTTACTCGTTAAAAACGAGTAGTAATGTAAATTCAGGTGCAATCCCTGCCAAAATAATATAATAAAACAATTGACATATATGATAACAAGAGCTCACATTAGAAGACAACTACGTGCATCAGGTGGAATAACAAATGTTACACCAAGAGAAGGGTATTTTTTAGGTAGTATAGTTAGAGGTGCTAAGAAAGCAGTTAGCAAAGTTGCTGACGTTGTTAAACAAGTTGTTAAAAGTCCTATAGGTAAAGCTGCTATATTAGGATTAGGTGCTAGTTATCTTGGCCCTAAGATAATGAGTGGTGGGTTAGGAAATTTTTTTAAAACTGGTATTGGTAAATTTGGTGTACAAAATTTAGGTTTACCCGGTGGAGCAGATATGGGCTCTACAGGTTCTGGTTTATTGGGACTATTAAGTAAAGGAAAAGCTGCCATAGGTGGAATGAGTGGTGGAGCTAAATTAGCAGGAGGAGCTGGCTTACTATCTTATTTTATGTCTAAAGGTGCATCAAAAGAAGAAGCAGAAGATTTAATAAAAGATGTCTACAGAGGTGAAGGCATGGGCTTCGATCAAATAAGAGCAGACATAAATAAATACAGAAGTGGTGAATTAAGTCAATCACAAATGTTTGATAAGAATTATAGATTCTTAACACCTAGAAACTTTGTTGGAGCAGAAGGTGGATCACCAAGTATGAAAATGGCAGAAATACCTAAAGGTCTTACAATGGAAAAAGCTGTGAGAACTTTTGAATTAAGTAATGGTCGCAAACCAAAAAATATGCAAGAAGTAATAAAATTTTTTAAGAATAGAAAGTTATCTGCTGAAGGCGGAAGAATAGAAAAATTAGGTGGGGGTATAATGAATATGCCTATGGGTAACATGAGAAGAAATAGTGCTGGTGTTATGGAACGAGATTACAGAGACGAAGGTGGTTTTGTACCAGTAGGTGTAAAAGAAAAAGCAGATGACGTTCCAGCAATGTTATCTAAAAATGAATTTGTAATGACAGCCGACGCGGTTCGAGGAGCGGGCGACGGGAATATAAAAAAAGGAGCACAAAGAATGTATGATTTAATGAAACAAAATGAAGGTAAGGTAGCATAATGGCTGTATCAACAACAAGAACTTTACCCGCACAATTTATAGAAGATCTAGGTAGAGATTACGGAAAACAAATAGCAGCGTTAACATCTTTACCTGTTGATACAACTAAATTTGCACCACAAGTAGCACAACAAGATGCTTTACAAACAGCAGCATACCAACAAGCAACAGACCCAACAAAAGGGTTAGGAGCATTTCAACCGTTCTTGACAAAAGCTGGAACTGCAGCAGATGCAGCAACAGCTTTAACTGGAACTGGCGCAGGCACAGGAGCAGGATCGATTCAATCTTATATGTCTCCATATCAATCTGATGTTATAGATACAACATTAACTGAGTTTGATAGACAGACACAAATACAAAAAGCACAACAAGCAGCTCAAGCATTAGGCACACCAGGCGCATTTGGTGGTGGTAGAGAAGGTGTACTACAAGCAGAGTTTCTAGCTAATCAAGCAAGAAACAGATCAGGTATACAAGCAGACTTGTTACAAAAAGGTTTTCAAAATGCAGTAGCTAGAAGACAACAAGATCTTGCTAACCAACAAGCAATAGCAGGACAACAAGCAACGTTAGGTGGCGGCTTACAAAATTTAGTACAACAACAAATATCTGGTTTAGGAAGATTGGGCGGCGTGCAGCAAGCACAAAACCAAGCTGTCTTAGATGCACAAACACAAGCAGCGCAAACACAAGCTTATGAACCTTACCAAAGATTAGGTACTTATGGTTCTGGTGTTGCATCATTAATTTCAGGTTATCCTGGGCAAACACAAATAGCACAAACACCTAATGCTAGTGCATTACAAACTGCATTGGGAGTTGGTACAGGACTAGCTGGTATTTACGGAGGACTAACAGGTAACAATCCTTTTGCTGCGGTAGGAAAGGCTTTTGGATTTTAATTATGTCTAGAACTTTAACAAGACCAATGTTTAGAAAAGGTGGTATGGCCCAAAGAACTAATTACATGGGCGGTGGCATTAAAACTGTACGACCTAGATACATGGGTGGCGGTATGACTGGTATTATGTCAGGTATTGTACCTGATGCAGGGCTAACTCCTAGGACTGGTTTTCAAGAAGGAACTACTATGTTTAATAAATTTTTAACTGACACTCCTTTTGGAAGAGAACTTCAAAAAATAGCTACAGCCACTAATAGAAATGTAGCAGATGTAGTTACAGCTGTTTATGACATGGGCGGCGTTCCTGCAAATAAAATAACAGAATTTTTTACAGGGGCTAATCCAGGTTTTTCAGGAACAAGATTTACACAACAAATACCTATCATAGGAGATTCTATATCTGAAAGAGATCCTGATAAAGCATATTTTTTTGGAGCTACAACAGATGCTGCACCTAAAGCAGGAATATTTGGAGAAGAAAAAAAACAAGAAATAGTTAAAGATGATAAACCATTAATTAAAAATATGCCACCGCCAGATAAAAAAGAAGACCCAGAAAAATCTTTAATGGATGTGTATGGTGAAAACAAAGGCATTATAGATAAAATAATGGGAGACTCAGATGAAGATACTAAAAAATCTATGTACTTACAACTTGCTAAATTTGGAGCAGGTTTAGCTGCTCAACCAGGTGGTGATTTAGCGGGAGCAATTGG